GGAGTTTACAACTACTGTATGAGTATGGCTTCCATTTGAACTAGTATTGGCGTTGTAATCATCACATATCGAATTAGTTCCACCGCTATGCAGAAGCCAACCTCCAGAGGATACACCTAGTTGTGAGTGGTAGTGATTACCAGTACTATTGGTAGACGCTGTATGGTTATGAGATCCACCAGTGTAGTTATTGTGTGCATGATTCCCAGTAGATCCAGTTGTATGGGCATGACTACCTGCAGTGTTAGAAGTATGATTATGAGTTCCTACTCCTGCTGCTTCAGTGTTTAGTGTACCAGACCCTTTACTATTCTTAGCGAAGTTAATATTGGGTACAGTAAAGTTACCTCCAGGTGATCCACCTAAGAGGGCTCCCAGCTCAGGATAAGTATTATATGCGTATGTACCACCATTACATATTAAGTATCCATCAGGTGCTGTATTTGTAACCCACATGATTACAGTGCCAATAGGTACTCCAGCCCCTACAGCTTTCCACTCAGACCCATCGTGACCTTCGAACTCTCCTTCAGTGGTATTGAATCTCAAGTCTCCGGCTGCTGGAGATCCAGGTCTTTGGGCTGTAGTTCCTGTAGGCATCTGAGCTGCCCCAGTTGGACCGTCCTTACCTACATAACTAGCAGAGTCTACGTATGCTTCAGTCCATGCAGAACCAGTGTAGACTTTCATTTCTCCAGCAGTTGTATTGTAATAAAGTGCTCCAGTTACTAAAGCGTCTCCGTCATTATCTAGAGCAGGATCGCTAGACTTAGCACCAAGATACCTATCATCAAAATCATCATACGCTGTCTCCGCTGCATCCTGAGCTGTCTCAGCTGCTGTCTGTGCATCTGCTGCTTTAGCTGAATAGTGTAGGGCAGAGTAGAGGCCCCCACTTACTACTACATCTTCGTCTTCTGCAGCCCACGCTTGGGCGTTAGTCTCAGCAGTCTCTGCTCCTGACTGAGCTGCTTCAGCTGCTGTCTGGGCATCAAGTGCTTTTTCTTTATGATGTAATGCGCTATACTTTCCAGTTTCTACTGCTGATCCCTCTGGGTTCTCAGCCCACTTCTCTGCCTTAGTCTCCCAAGTAGACGCAGAGCTAGCAGAACTAGCTGCAGCAGTAGCTGATGCGCTAGCTTTAGCTGCGTGGTGTAGAGATGAGTATTCAGTTGTAGGATTAGTTTGTACAGGAGTATCTTCTGCTGTAATTGCCCAGTCCTCTGAGATACCTGCGTAATACTCTGCATCACTACCTGCTCCAATGATGTCAGCAGCAGCTATATCAAAGGCAGATTCTATTGCAGTATTTATAGTATTCAGATCTGAAGCCTGAGCGATCTCTCCGTCTACAACAGTCTTAGTTGTACTGTCGTAATATTTATTTGACATTGGCTCTCCTTATAACTGTCTTCGAAGTCTCTCAAATGAAACTGTCATATTCTGCAGAGTATGTGGCTCAGCTGTTCTATTAACTACTGTAAGTCCTAGAGCTACGTTAGCTGCTATACCATGAATGTAGGGCCTTATCCTATTAGTTAAGTTACCAGCAGACCATACCATTGTACCCCAATCCTTCTCGCCCCAATTATCTATTGCTGCAACAAGGTCATAACTTCTATCCTGTGCCTTAGGCATACTAGGATCACTATAGTCATAATAGAATTTGTAGTCCAACTCAAGGTCTGAGAGGCATGACATTTCTATAAGACACATTATAAACTTCTTCCAATCGAGAGGAGATTTATAATGATAGTAGGAGGTAAGAAGTCTTGTTCTGATATTAGATCCATCGAAAGATGTACCAGATTCCATCTTGTATACGTATCCAGTAGTATCATCAGATGCGAAATATACTACGGTATTCTCGTTCTCATCTCTACCATTAGTGGCTACCAAGACTGCATCTGGGAAATCTAATAGGGTTACACCTCTAAACTTAGGACCTTTGAATGAAAAGACTGCACCGGTCCCATCACTAAACCATACTCTATACTGGTTCAATTCTCTATGAACTGTAGCACAAGTGACTAGGTTCTTCTTCTCCTGAAGAGTCTTATAGATCTTCTGAGAGATAGAGTTAGCCATGTAGTCACCAAACTTCTGAGTAGCTTCTAGAGTAGATACACCTTGATTATTCATGTACATTATAGTACCGAACATTCTATGAGGTGTGCATTCATAGCAGCCAGTTCTCTCAGAGAAAGTATCTAGCTGCCAAGTATCAGAGTCTGATGTTCCTTGTAGTATCTTTATACCATTGTTTAAGAAGATAACCATGGCCCCACCTACACCCTCGATGAGGTCTTTTACATCCTGACCTACTCCAAGTTCTCCAGGGTTCGTAGACCAATCTTCTGGTTCCTCAAAGGTGGAATACTGAAGAGATCCACCAGGATAAGATAACCAGAGTCTATTGAAGTGTGCAAAGATTATCTCAGGTTTATCGTTTGGGTCCATCCCAGAGTTATCAATAAAGTCCCAAGCTGTCCCATCAAAGACCATAGCTTTGTTAACTTTATTAGTGAAGTACATAAACTCGTAATCTTCTACAGCATAGAAGTTATAGTTTACAAAGTGGTAGGTTCCATCCTTAGCAATCGTTTGACTAACAGCCAAGCTAGTACTATTAATTGTACCACCACTGGTCCCACCTGTCAAAGTTTCTCCACTCTGAAAGGTACCAGTAAGCACATCTATAAGGATGTATCCAGTAGCATCTCCACCAGCTACAGTGCCAGAGGTGATCACTACCTTCAGAAGAGTACCTGTAGCAGTGGAGGTCCCACCAGTGAGTGTCTCTCCTACTGTAAGGGCTGCAGTGGCTCCAGTATCGAAGGTCATCTTAGACCCTAGGTCTTGCTTTACCCATCCAGATGCTGAAGCTTTGTATACCTCTGTATAAACATCGTTAACTTCATTACGAAATGCGTACAATTCATTCTTATAGATATGAAGTCCTAGTACTGCTCCAGTTCCAGGGACCTCATCTATAGCGTCTCTTTGAGCCTCTCTATCTGCTTCTGGATCTTCAGCATCAAGATCTAGTGAAATCGAAGAGGCTAGGGCCTGACCATCATATCTCTCATATCCACGAGTAGACTGGTATCCACCACCAGATCCCTCCAGGAGATAGTAGTTAACACCAGAGATGAGCTCACCACCCTTTAGTTCTAGCGAGGATATGTTCTCATTATAACCCCCGTCCATAATGACCGTCTCTTGAGAAAGTCTAGCAGGGGCGGTCTTCTTTGCTCTCATGCTATACTCCTAGTTTTAACCGATTTCTTAGGAAGATGCCTTCTAGTTAACTGTCCTAGCATCTCAGCGTATCTCTGAGCATACTCAACTCCAGTACTCTGTGAGCCTATAGAGGCAGAGAGTTTCTGAACTGCTGAGTATACTATCAGTAGGTGCCACTGAGCTGGCATCTCTGGGATATCTGTGTTACCTGAGAGTGTCTGAGGTGTCTTACGGTAGTCTATCTGACAACTGTAAGCAGCATCAGGAGGATTCATGGTTATCGAGTTATCACTTCGTATCCTAGTCCAGTGAGATGGTTGAGACTGCTCAGTGTCGTTCTTAAAGAGGAACTCGAAGTTATCCTCATTAGCCATCCAAGTAGGTTTATACCAATTCGTTCCGTCGTTAATCCACAAAGTGTCAGGTAAGAACCTGTCGATCCTGTGACCAGGACCTCCTATAGTAGTAGTACTATAATTTGTAGTTCCAGCTACAGTAAGGAAAGTCTCTGTAGCTCTCATCCAATCCCAGTCTTCTCCAAAGTTTTGAATGTCAATCCAAGCATCATAAACGGAAGCTACGATATCTGCTTCAACATCTGTTGGTGATACTACAGTGCTTGGACCAGAGCCATGTATTCCGACTCTTTCTCTAGTTGCCTGACAAAGTTGCAGATAGTTCATCCGGTAGCCTCTTTATACATTTCTATTAAAGTTTCCTTTTTAGGATTCCCTTTTATCTCAAGCCCCTTAGCCTTCAAGTAGTCTTTCAGGGCGTGGTAGTCAAGTTCAGGTTCTGGATCTGGTTCATCTGATATACTTCCTAGGTCGAGATCTGTATCCGTAAACTTCTCTATTTGTTCCTGGACAACTTCTTTAGGAAGCTCATTACTTCTAGCACCTCTGCTATAATCGAAGGTAGCTATAATCTCCCATTGATCTCTTTCATTCTGGTATTTTCTATCTCCTATAGTGTACAGAGATCCATCTTTGATAAGTCTTGCGGTATGATTAATTGCCTCTCTTGCCATTTGCTCACCCATGAAATAAGAAAGGGGGTCTAAGCCCTCTAGACCCGACCCCCTTAAGTTAAGAAAGATTAACCCTTAACAGCCACCATTTCCAACATTGCGGTAGGCTGAACTACAGCACGACCATAAACAGACAGGCCACGCATGTAGGTTCCGAAAGAATCCGGAATCAACAGACTTTCAGTTTTAGTA